GGATTCAAAACCATTGCGGGGAATGACAAGCCTACTCTCCTATGGCGGTCTAAACCCACATTTGACTCAGAAATCGTCAAACAGTACGGTGAACTGTATGCGACCCGAGAAGACCTTGAGGACGGCATAGTCAAGCTTGAAAACATTCCTGCCGGATATGAGGAAGAGTTTGCCACTGGCAACATCCGCAAATTGGTGGCTGAAGTGCCCTACTACCGTATGCGTATGCGACTGGTTATTCCAGAATACCAAAACTTTGAACAACTGGAAGAGATGGTCAAACCAGAAGGGATGGAGATGCCGAGGATATGAACCGTGAAGAGGCGTGGGCTAAATACCTACAAGAAGGCGGTAAACCTGAACACAAGGAAGCTTTCTACTCTGGCTGGTTCTTTGCCAAACAACGTCCTATCTTTGATGATGATGAAAGAGAAATAAATGATTAAACAAATCAATCCTACAGAACCCATTCATTTTGCGTGGAATGCTTTTGTGGATGAAATGGGCGATAGTAAGTTTGGACCGACCGATGCGTTTAAATGGGCATGGAAAGAATCCCAAAAACAAGAACATGCTAAAGAATGGGTAGGGTTGACTAAAAATCAAATAGATAAATTAGAAAAAGAATTTATTGGTTTTCCTGTACCCAATATTTATAACTTTGTTCAAGCAATAAAAGCTAAATTAAAGGAACGCAACACATGACTGAACGACAAAAACAAGTGCTGGAATTCATTCAAGCGTACATTACGCTCAAAGGCTTTGCTCCGTCCTATGCGAACATTGCCCAAGGTCTGGAACTCAAGAGCAAGTCCAATATTCACCGTCTTGTCCATGAACTCAAGAAAAAAGGATTGCTTCACGTGAAACCTCATGAAGTAAGGTCTTTAAAAGTCATCGATAAGTCCGTGAAAGAAATGACAAAACTGTAATGCCACTCCTCACCAAAACTGAGATACGCAATTATCAGGAGATGTTGAAGACGCTCCCGAAGGGGCATCCCAACATTAAAAAGATTCATACCGTCTTGAAGGCTGACCAAAATGAACGATGCAAAGAAAACTTCTTACCATTTGTACAATCAATGTGGTCCGCTTTTATCGCTGGTGAGCACCACGCAATCATGGCGAACGCATTTGAGCGAGTTGCGGAAGGAACTCTTAAACGTCTCATCATCAACATGCCGCCCCGACATACCAAGTCTGAGTTTGCATCTTATCTGTTCCCGGCATGGTATCTTGGTAAGTACCCACAACGAAAAATTATCCAGACTGCCCACACCGCAGAACTTGCCGTGGGCTTTGGACGTAAGGTACGTAACCTTGTTAATACGGCTGACTATCAGGCGATTTTTCCTACCAAACTGTCTACAGACAGTAAAGCCGCCGGAAGATGGAATACCCACGCAGGAGGGGATTATTTTGCGATTGGTGTGGGCGGTGCAGTAACCGGTAAAGGTGCGGACGTTCTCATCATTGACGACCCGCACTCCGAACAAGAAGCCATGCTTGGTAACCCTGCCGTTTACGAACGTGTCTATGAGTGGTACAACTCTGGTCCTCGTCAGCGTCTCCAACCCGGAGGCTCCATCATCATTGTGATGACCCGCTGGTCTAAGAAAGACCTGACCGGACAGATTGTTGACTCATCGTTTAAACGAGATGGAAGCGGCGAATGGGAAGTCATTGAGTTCCCTGCTTTGTATCCTTCGGGTAAACCCCTATGGCCCGAGTTTTGGAAACAAGAAGAACTGGAAGCTATTCGTGCTGAACTACCCGTTTCAAAATGGGAAGCCCAATACCAACAAAATCCTACCTCTGAAGAAGGGGCGATTATCAAACGAGACATGTGGCAGTTGTGGGAAGAAGAGCGTCCACCACCATGCGAGTATCTTATTCAGTCTTGGGATACGGCATTTGAAAAGTCTTCTCGGGCTGACTACTCCGCTTGTACAACGTGGGGCGTTTTCTACAGACCCAATGACAAAGGCATGGATGTTGCCAATATCATTCTGCTCGATGCGTTTAAACAACGGATGGAATTTCCGGCGTTAAAAGCCAAAGCCGCCAGCATGTACAAAGAATGGACTCCCGACTCTTTAATTATCGAGAAAAAGGCGGCAGGTGCTCCGTTAATTTATGAACTTCGGGCGATGGGAATTCCACTCTCAGAATATACACCGAGCAAAGGAAATGATAAGATAGCCCGTGTAAACGCTATATCCGATTTATTTGCATCGGGTTTGGTGTGGTGTCCGGGTACAAGATGGGCTGAAGAACTCGTGGAAGAGCTTGCATCCTTTCCGAACGGCGACCATGATGACTTAGTCGATTCGACAAGTCAAGCTTTGCTAAGGTTCCGTCAAGGAGGTTTCATCCGCTTGGATTCCGACATGCCGGATGACGAGGTGTACTTCAAACGCAAAGTGGCTTATTACTAGGAAACATCATGATTGAAAAAGGTTTATATCAAGCACCACAGGGTATCCAAGGATTACCGGAAGCACAACCGATTGAAATTGAAATCGAAGACCCTGAAGCCGTGCATATAAACATTGACGGCATGGAAATTAACTTAGAAAAAGAAGACTCCTCCGGCGAAGACTTTGATGCAAACCTCGCAGAATACCTTGATGAATCCACCCTCACCTACATTGTCGGCGACCTCATTTCTGATTACGATGACGACCTTGCTTCTCGCCGTGATTGGATTCGTGCTTATGTTGATGGACTGGAATTACTGGGTCTAAAAATTGAAGAACGCACCGACCCTTGGCCCGGTGCTTGTGGTGTTTACCACCCCTTGTTGTCTGAGGCTTTGGTTAAATTCCAAGCCGAAACCATCATGGAGATTTTTCCATCGAGCGGACCCGCCCGTACAGAAATTGTGGGCAAAGAAACCCCTGAGAAAGTCCTCTCCGCTCAACGTGTCGAAAACGACATGAACTTCATGTTAACAGATGTCATGACCGAGTATCGTCCCGAAACGGAACGCATGCTCTGGGGCTTGGGTCTGTCAGGCAACGCATTCAAAAAGGTCTACTACGACCCACACACTGAGCGTCCAGCGGCAATCTTTTGCCCCGCCGAAGACGTTGTAGTTCCCTACGGAGCCAGCAATATTCAGACTGCTCCTCGTGTCACGCACGTCATGCGTAAGACCGAAAACGAACTTCGCCGTTTGCAAGTCATGGGCTTTTACAGAGACATCGACCTTGGCGAACCCAACAACACCCTCGATGAAGTCGAAAAGAAAATTGCGGAAAAGATGGGCTTTCGTGCCACGTCTGACTTCCGTTACAAACTCTTGGAGATGCAAGTTGACTTAGACCTCATCGGTTTTGAACACAAGGACAAAGATGGACAAGCAACCGGAATCGCACTCCCCTACCTCGTCACCCTCGAGCACGGAAGCAACAAAGTCCTTTCCATCCGAAGAAACTGGAAAGATGGCGACAAGACATTCCAAAAGAGACAACATTTCGTCCATTATGGATATGTGCCGGGCTTTGGCTTTTACTACTTTGGTCTCATACATCTTATTGGTGCTTTTGCTAAATCAGGAACGTCCCTCATCCGTCAACTTGTGGATGCAGGAACATTATCTAATTTGCCGGGCGGTTTTAAGACCCGAGGAATGCGAGTCAAAGGTGACGACACGCCAATTGCTCCCGCAGAGTTTAGAGATGTGGACGTTCCCTCTGGTGCAATTAAAGACAATCTCATGCTTCTTCCCTACAAGGAGCCAAGCCAAGTCCTGATGTCCTTGCTCAATCAAATCGTGGAAGACGGCAGACGCTTTGCCAACACCGCAGATTTGACTACCGCAGACATGAGTGCCAACGCCCCAGTGGGCACAACTTTGGCAATTCTTGAACGCACAATGAAAGTAATGACGGCTGTCCAAGCCCGTATTCATTACTCTCTCAAAGAAGAACTGCGACTCCTCAAAGTCATCATCGCAGATTACACGCCCGAAGATTACGCCTATGACCCCGAAGATGGCGGTCGCCAAGCCAAGAAATCTGACTACGAAAACGTAGACATCATTCCTGTATCCGACCCCAACTCTGCCACCATGTCTCAAAAGGTGGTGCAGTGGCAAGCCGTGATGCAGTTAGCCCAGCAAGCCCCTCAACTCTACGACCTCGCATATTTGCATCGTCAAATGATTGATACATTGGGCATCAAAAATGCGGCGAAGTTGGTTCCGCTGACCGATGACCAAGTGCCTCTCGACCCAATCTCTGAGAACATCAATGCGTTGAATGGCAAACCACTCAAGGCGTTTATCTATCAAGACCAAGATGCTCATATTGCGGCTCACCAATCTTTCTTAGGAGACCCCAATGTCCGTCAAACTCTTGCTCAAAATCCGCAAGCCAATCAGATTATTGCGGCGTTGCAAGCACACATTGCAGAACATCTTGGCTTCCAGTACCGGACGCAAATAGAACAGCAATTGGGCGTGACCATGCCAATGCCCGGAGAGCAGTTGCCACAAGAGGTGGAAGTTCAGTTGTCCAAACTGATTGCTCAAGCGGCGGTTCAACTCAAGCAGATGAACGACCAGAAGGCGGCACAAGAACAATCCCAACAACAGGCTCAAGACCCACTTATCCAGTTGCAACAAGCTGAACTTCAACTCAAGCAACAAGCCCAGCAAGCCAAAACTCAGAAAGACCAAGCTGATATTCAGGCGAAGATGGCACAGATTCAAGTGGAACGTGACCGCATTCAAGCCCAGCAAGACACAGAGAAGTTGCGTATTGCCGCTCAAATGCAAAAGAACCAAGCCGATGCGGGTCTCGAATTAGACAAAGAGAAACTCAAGCTTGGCGTTCAAACCGCTATCAAGCAAGCTGAAATGGATAGTAGGACCAAATGATAGATAAGTACTTAGACGTTCTAGTCAAACAACTAGACGACAAAATTTCCCAAATTCAAGAAGCTCTTGGCAACGGTTCTGCCAAAGATTTTGTTGAATACAAAGCAATGTGCGGTGAGGTTAAAGGTCTTCTTACTGCCCGTTTAAACATTAAAGACCTACAACAACGTGCAAAGGAATACGATGACTGAAATCCTACTGGCAACCAATCCAGACAACC